TCTCCCGGTCAGCCCCCACCGCCAGCGGCGGGGAACCCGGCAACGACCGAGTCGAAGCCAGAACCGCCCATGAACGAGCGCCTGGTGAATCCCGCCGTGTCGTCGAGCAGCCCGGTGAACGTGATCTCGTACTGCTGCGCATCGGACTGGTTTTTCGACACCTCACCGGTCTCGGACACCATCGCGCGCGGCAGAACGTCCGCCTCATAAATCCAGTTGCCCGGCGCCCCATCCGCGGTGACCACCAGCACCCGGTAGTACAGCGCCGGTGGCACATCCGGATGGTCCCAGGTGACCTCACCATTACCGACCGGCAGATTGACCAGGTCGAGCCCATCCACCAGCGCACGGGTCACCGCGTTCGTCTCCAGCGCGGTCACCCCAATCGTCTGGGTGGCGCTGGTGACATCGCGCCGCACCGGGGAGCCATACCCCAGGGCCTCGACGTCTTCGGTGTCGACCTCGCGGCCCACGGTGAACCCGGAACCCTTTTCCACCAGGCCGACTGAGAGGTAGTCCTCCGGGACGGTGAGTTCGTCGCCGGAGATCAGCGTGGAGGGCACTTCGGCTGTCATCGGCGCCACGAACATGACGCCATGTAGCGCCTTGCGGACGTTCGACGCCCGGTTATTGGTGTCCTTGAGCTCTTCAATGCTAGGCATTGGTCGTCTCCTTCGTTGTTGTGACTATGGGCCGGACGTCGACCCGATACACCGCCTGGTACGTCAGCACCCGGTCGGAGGGATAGGGCATCGCCACCGGCTCGGTCTCAGCAGTGATGCGGTCCAGCAGCCCCGCCTCGGTGCCGTGCGGGGAGTCGAGCAGCACATCGCGCGCGGCCTCGGCTGGGTCTTTAGCGGCATCGCGCCCGGCGCCGTAGGTCGTGACCCGCACCCGCGCGGTGCGAAACACCTCGTCGCCGCCGACGCCGCCGAGGTCGGCAATATGGATCAGCGCGCTGATCTCGTCGTCGTCGAGCAAGGCCTCGAACCCGACCGGCATGCGCAGGTAGCACTCACCCAGCGGCTCGAGAAGCTCCAGCACACCCATCTCAATATCGGGAAAGGTGCTCAAGAGTAGGCGCCCTCGATGGATGAGACCACTTGGGCGAACAGCCCCTGGCGCGCATCGGCTGCGAGCCCGCCCGGGGTGGCGTTGTAGATCGCCGCGCACGCCCGCGGCTCACCGAAGATGGTGTAGGTGAGCCGCTCAGTGGTGACATCGGCGTAGCCGCTCCCGCCGGCCCGCAGCTGGCGAGCGCCGTACTCGGCCGCCTCAGCGGTGACCGAGCCGACCCCGGTCGAGACCATGAGCTCGCTCATGCCGCGCGTGTCCGCCTCGTAGGTCATGTTGCCGCTGCGCATGCGGTATCTGCGCATGGGTCACGTCCTCCCGGTCAGTCGGATCCGCACACCTGGTTCCCCACCGGCCGGGCCGGAATCGGTGAACGGGTTGCGGTACACATCAGGGATGCCGTCGACCTGCCAGACGCCTCCCCACGGCTCGGGCAGCCGAATGCGGTCCTCACCGCGCACATCCGCCCGCGGTGGGGCGAAGATCAGCCAGTCGACGGTCGTGACCTGAATCGCTCCGGCGCCGCCGCCGGCCGCGTCCCCGCCGGTGGAGGTCAAGTCCTCACTGGAGCCCGGCGCGATCGCACAACCCGGCAGGTCGTGTTCCTGCTCAGGCAGCGGGTTGCCGTAGCGATCCCACCCACCCGAACGCAGCACCGTGACCGTGTACGAGTGAGGGAATCTCAAGAGAGACCCCATGCCGGCGTCGTGTCCACCGTGAACGCGCCGCTACCAGCGTCCGCGCACAGCTTCTGCAGATCGGTGATCTCGCTGGGCCAGAACATGGCGCGCCGCTGCTGCCGGGTGTCCATCGTGGTGGTGTGACCGTAGGGACCGGTTTGCACCTGCTCGGAGGACAGCGCACCGGTCCCGGCCTCGTTCCACCGCAGGATCGCCCCACGGATGATGGCCCGCGCCGCATCCGGATACGCGAAATCGTCATCGTGGATGCACGGCGCGGCCACCACAGCAAGCGCCATCGCGTCATCGATCATGGCCTGCGCTTTAGCAGGCTCGATGTCGGCGAACGGGGCCAGATCCTCCGGGGTGATGATCAGCACGGGCGCGCGCCTCTTATTCGCTCTCGCTGGGCTTAGGCCGTTTGCGCGGCCTCGGCGACGAGTCCGACTGCCCACCGGCTGGGCGCCTGGCTTGCCGGTAGCCGAGGCGGGTGTACACCTCGACCTGCTCGGCCGGCACCGTCACCCGCGTCCCGAGCCGCGGCGAGACCAGCTCCACCGGCTTGCCGGGCATCACTCGGCCCCGCCGCCACCATCGGTGGTGGTGTCGGTGAGCCGCACAAACCGGTTCGCGTCCCGGTAGATGAACCCGAACTCCACCTCGACCTTGACCGCGAACATGTTGCGCTGCCACAGGTTGAGCTGCTGCCCACCCTTGTTGACCGGCGTATTCGACATGTCTACCCGGATGCCGCCAACGGTCCCCCAGCGGGCCGAGGCCCAGTCACCAGCAAACCCGATCGTGTTGCTGCCGCCGTCGTACACGTTCGGCGACTTGAACACCGAGCGCCCCAGCAGCGAGCCGATCGACCCGTCGGTCTGCGGGTTCATCGTGAACAACGGCCGCTGGTTGCCGTCCACCTCACCGAGAATCTTGATCTCGCCCTGCGGCGCGACCACATATCCGGTGATGTCTGAGCCGCCGACGGTGGCCACCGACTCCAGCGCACCGAGCAGCCCGGCATACACCTGACCCGATGTGCCCAGCGACACCGTGGGCACATCGGTGAAGGTGTCAAAGTTCGACCCCGGTGCCGGGCCGAACAGCACGGCTTGGTCGAACAACTGCGCCAGCGCGTTCGGCAACCTGCCCTGCAGCGCGTTGTACAACGCCGCCTTGTCGCGAGCAAACTCGTCGGAGAACACCTCGATGATGGCCGCCTTGTGCGGCGTCATCGACTTCTCCCCGAATGTGGAGTCGCCGACCGGCTTTTCGTCGGTCTCGTTGACCCACTCGGCCACCGGGTCGCCGGTGATTGTCTGGATCGTCATGCCTGAGCCGGGCAGATCCACCCGGGTGGCGAGCTGCTGGATCACAGACGCGTTCTGCACGTCCTGCCAGATTTCGTTACTGACCGCTGGAGGGAGCAGAACTCCCGACGTGGTGCGGTTGATGTCAATCCCGGCCATTGGGGATTCCTTCCCGACCGGCGATCAGCCGATCTTGTTAGAGGAGTTGCTGGGTAGCCGCGGCGAACTGGTCCGCCGCGTTGGCGTGCCCTTGACCGTTACGGCCCTGTGTCGGGTCCGGTTGCGGCGACCGTGGGCGCTGCTCTTCATCAATGCGCGCCGCGATGCGCTCAGCCTGGCGAGTGAGTGTTTCCTCGTCAGTGCCGGTGAGGATGAGGTCAGCGTCCTCGTCGGAGATGCCGTACCTGGTCGCGACCCGGTAGCGCAGCGTTTCCGCTTGGGCCGCTTCCCGCTCGGCTTCCAGCTCGCTGATGCGACTGTTCGCCTTCTCCAGTTCGGACTTACTGGCCTGCTCCATCTCGTCGAGCCGGGCAGCCTTCTCCTTGAGTTCCTTGTAGTCGGAGAACTTGGCCCGCTCGCGCCGTAGACGGTCGTCGAGCTGGCGGTTGAACTCTTCCTGCGTCAGGTTCGTCGGAGTGGCGGTCGACGTATCCCCGCCTGTTTCACCGTCGGTTGGCTGCTGCTGCTCGTTCTGGGCAGGCTCATTGTTGTTCGGCATGGTTCTCCCTTGATCCGCCCGTTGACCGCCGGGCGTCGGCGTAAACCCGCTATGCGCGGGGAGTCACATGTTGGTCGCGATCCATTCGCGGGCGCGGTCGTAGTCGGCGCGGTTCTGCCGCACGCTTGGGGTATATGGCCGCACTGGGCGCGGACGCCCCTTCCAGCTCGGCTGAGCCGCGCAGCGGCAATTGTCGTGCGCCGCGAAGTCCGCCGTGGCCTCTGAATAGACAGCGCCGCGTCCGATTAGTAGGTTGCAGAAATCGCAGTCACCGGAACCGGTGCGCTGCCACCCCTCGGCCTGCGGGTCGGCGTTGGATGAGTTCATGATCGTCTCGCGGCTGGCATTGGCGATACGCCGCTGCAGCCCACCCGCCACCAGTGTCCGTGCGGCGCCCCAGTCCGGGTTCCGCCCGAACAATGGATCGATGCCCCAGCGGGCCAGCTCGTCAGCGCCCGGTTCCCGCAACGCCGCAGGCGCGGCGGTGAACCGGCCCCGCACCCCCTGCTCGATGCGGGTGTCGTCGTACCAGTCGGCGGCCACGGTGGCCGCTGCCCGCCCGTAGGTCTCGACCAGCGCAGGCAGCACATCCATCAGCGCCTCACGCGCCTGATCCGCCGAGACCAGCCCAGCCCACAACGTGTCCAGGTCGGCAGCCGCGTAGGCCACCAGGCCAGCGACACTGTCACGCAGAATTGTCGGGCTCGGCACCCGGCGCGCCTTCCGGCATCTGCCCAGCCGGAGATGGCTGCCGCCCAGCCGCACGCTGCAGCGTCTCCAGCACCCCGCGACCGGCGGCGCGACGTTTCTCCGCGTCCAACAGCCGCTGCTCTGCGGGCGAGAGCCCGATCCGGTCGTAGGTGATGCGCGAATCCGGCGGCAGCACCCCGGCCTGCACCAGCTTGACCGCCTCATCCGCGGCCGCCGACCGTGTCGGGGTGGCCGGCTCGCGCCACCGCGCCGACACATCACGGAACGAATCCGGCACTGCCCGGTCACGCGCCAGCAGCGCCAGCCGCGCCACCTCCAGCCACGACTTCCCGAACGATGACTGGCGCCGCTCCGAGCGCTTCACCAGCCTGGCCTCCGAACGCAGAATCGCATCAGCCGAAGCCGGGTTATCCGTCTGGAACCCCAGATACGACGGCGGGATACCCACCTCGGTGGCCAGCATCTGCCCCAGCCCACGAGCCTGCTCCAGATACGGCGTCGGCGCCGCAGCGGTGAACTGGCCCACCTGCGGAACCTCGCCCTCATCGTCGCGCGGCAACGCCAACACCCGGCCCATCACGGTCTCCCAGCCGGTCTTCTTGTTGCCATCAGCGTCGACGAACTGGGACTCGTCCACGCCCATGATCCAGCGCTGCGGCGCCTGGTAGAACTCGCGATGAATCTCCATACCGAGCATGGTGCGTACCGCCTGATCGGTCAGCGACCGCACCGTGCGCGTGATCTCCGATCGGCCCACAATGTCGGTGCGGGCGCGGTTCTCGAACTGCACCACAGGCACCCGGCCCATGCCGTGCCGATCACGGTTCTCTACGCTCCACTGACCCGCATTGTGCGACAGGACGATCGTCTCGTCCGGGGTGTACAGACTCGCCCCGACCATCAACCCGTCATCGTCGAACCACAACGCTAGCGCGGCAGTCAACCTCCGCGAGCGGTGATCCCACAGCCCGGTCATGGTGCGCGGCGAGTGCGGCGTCACCAGCACCGGCGGCTCCCCCTCGCCGCCACGACCGACCACCACGAAACTGGTGCCGTAGATCAACGCGTCCAGATGCGCCTTGCCTGAGTCCACATCCAGCGCGTTGTCTGCGTACACCTCATCCAGGCCGAGATCGTCGCCCTCGCTGGCCCAGCCATACCAGTCCAGCCGCTCCTCGACCACGTCCACGGTGGTGCCCGGCCAGCCCACCACCACCTCGATGTCGCGCAGGCTCGGCGGGATCGTGATGCCCAATTGCCGCACCCGCTGCGTGCCCTCGTAGTAGGCCAGTTTCTCGGTGTTGCGGTGCTGGAAGAACGAAAGATTGTTCAGCAGCTTGGCTAACAGTTGGTGGTGTTCATCAGACAGGCCAACGAGCGGCAAATACACCGCCGGGGTGATCGTCATTCCATCACCACCGCCTTCGCCGTCTGAGCATCGCTACGCACTCGCCGCCGTCTGACTCTATCTGTTTGCGCACCCCACAGCGCCAACGTGACCGCCA